CGCGGATTCGTGAATTTCACGGATCAATCGGTTAACCGACGTCTGGCCCTGTCGAGTTCGCGTACCCATAGGTACGCGACCCTCGATATGAAAGACGCTAGTGACCGTGTTACCCTGAAATTAGTCGAAAGACTATTCTCAGGTACTTCTCTATACGAAGGGCTTCTCGCCTCTCGTAGTGAGTTTACACGGTTACCAGATGGAAGAGTAGTGCGTTTGAGCACTTTTGCTCCTATGGGATCAGCTGTTTGCTTTCCCATTGAGGCGTTGTGCTTTTACGCGCTAGCTGTCGCTGTGTTACATATACATGGTCGTTCTACTCGTCGTGAGACGCCGAACGTTTATGTATATGGCGATGACATCATAACAGAGATCGACGACTATGATCTTCTGTTACGATACTTCCCCCTCGTTGGGCTTCGGTTCAACGAGAAGAAGTGTTGTGTGTCAGGCTCCTTTAGGGAGTCCTGCGGGTGTGATGCCTTCAAAGGCATCGATGTCACACCTATCCGCTTGCGGAACACATGGTCTCATCGTAGTATTAGAGACGCCACTGAGCTAGTATCGTACGTCGAGCTGTCAAACTCGACGTATCGTGCTGGCTACTGGGGAGTCGCATCAATGATTAAGGATATGGTTGAATCCCGCTATGGGAAACTTCCGTATAAAAACGATGTATCAAAAGTCAGATCTATTCGATCTGACATTCCCGGCTTCGCGAGCCGCGATTATGATGCTTCGTCCTTAATTGGTTGGGTGCGACCCCACGTGAACCCGTCAAGTGCGAATAAGCGTCGCAGGATCAAAAGGCGTTATAACCTTCGATCTCAGCAGCTTGAATATCGCACTTGGGTCGTTAGTCCTAAACGTAAAACGTTTAGGGTTGACGGTTGGCGAGAGTGCCTCCGAGTATTAAATACTGGAAGTACAGGTTCCGCCATTGGCGTCTATGCGCTGCCCCATCGCATTTGTTTACGAAGGGGCTGGGCAACGGTCTAATCAGCCGTTGTGTGATAACGTAGTCCCTTAGAAAGGAAACGTTACCCCGCTACTTTAAAGGTAGTGTCAGTAGCAAGATTGGTCAAAACAGAAAGGACATGTATATATATGTCTCACTTCGGTCAGCCAACCGTGCGTCGAATTCGTCTTACCGAGCAGGCGAAAGTCCGCTCGCGCGACGTAGTCGTTGGGATTAGGCGCGATCTGATTACCCGAACGCATTATCATAATGCGCTTAAGGCTCTGATCACGTCCTACACCCGACGTCACGGCGGTTCGCTTATTAGCGAATACCGTGCTATCGTCGATAAGTAAGGCGCTTCGGCGGCTACTGGCGACAGACAAAGAATATTTTATTCTTTGCTGTGTCCTTTATCTTATTGCTCTG